CTACGCCCCGACAAGCGCATTCCTGCTCTGGGTTTCATCATCAAAATGGCTCGCAACTGTGTATTGGGTTTCATTTAAGCATTGGCTCGCACATCACCCATGGGTTTCATTCGCTGGTCGGCTCGCATGGGTTTCATGGGTTTCAATTTCCGGATGGCTCCAATAGTATGGTGGTATTATATTTGTGTGCTTAAGAATCGTTTGAGCATACGGGCCTTCGGTTGATTTGCCCTCTATGGTTCGGGCGATGTGCCAGAAATGAGACAGAAACAGCTTGATGGTCTCATTCATGGCCATATTGTGCCTGTGGCCTTTTGTCGCATCGGGATGTGTCTGTTCACGCTTTTTCTTGCGTTTCAGCATAAAATTTTTATACAAATGATCCGCGCCTTGCCGGTTAAACTGCTCCCTGATATGATACCCGATCACTCGACCGCGGGTTGACCATGTATTTAGCGTGCCTTTTTTTCTTTTGGGCATGATGCCGTCAACCGTATGTCTGCCCATATAGTGCCACCAACTCGAAACCATGGGAAAGTCTTTTATTTCTACATCGTGGATTAAAACACCATCACCTTTTACGCTCTTGTTGCATTTTTTGCAATAAAGAGTGTTTGTCTTTTTTTGCGGGTTTTCTTCGGAAAGAGCGATCTCCTTTTTCTCCAGTTTTACACCGCATTCCGGGCATATGGCGACAAAGCGGTAATAATATAGCAGTATAAGATTTCCTGCCACAAACGGCCCTATTCCAGGCACTTTTTCAAGCCATTCTGTCCAGATCGGCCAATACTTCAAATATTTTGTAATTTTTCTTGAAAAACTGCCTTTGATCCCCTCCATAGCCTTGTATTCATCCTGATACTTTAAAGGTGCATCGGAGTTTAAAGATGCAATTCTGTTGCTTGTCGCCGTCATCGATTTTACGAGCATGTCATAACTCTTACATAAGTAATTTAGATATTTAATCGTATCCATATCCGGTTTCATAATTCCCTCCTTTGGCCATTCTTTTTTTTATACTGAGATAACTTGCAAAAAATAGGCTCCTCCACCAATTAAGACAGCACCGTATCCGACGAAACTCCTACTGAATAAGAAAAGTAGAAGCACCTGCCACCTATCTTTTTACGCCGCGTCATCCGGCGGGTTTTTCTCGTGATAATACGTTAACTTTTTAAAATATTCGTCAAGATTGTCTGTATGGGCAAACCATCGGCCATTGAGCAGGCGTGCCGGCATACCTTTTTTTACAAATTCATAAAACAGCGGCCGGGAAACGCCGATATAAGTCACTATTGCATCACAACCTATGAGTATTTTCTTTTTTTCCGGCATTAATTAACCCTTTTTACTTTGGTTATCTGTTTGTTTGAGGAACAGCAGCACAAGGACCGCCGGTATCGTTTTTTACCTTCATCACTTTTGTATTAACAAGTTTGAGCTGGGGTTCATCGAACCATTGGTTTTCCATTGGAATACCGTCTTTTAAGGTTTTCGGTTTAATGCCATAGGTGTTGCAATTATGAATCCATTGCGAACGAGTAACCGCCACACCGGCAAACCCAGTAATAGAATCCTCCAACTCATCACCCAGATTAAACTTAAAATTTGTATCAATTTTCTTTTTCATTTCGAGTTTCCTTTCTTTTTTATATCTTTATAATATTAGTGTCGTTTCATGCTTCGCCCTCGCTCTGCGTAGCCAAGGGCGAAGCATGGGTTGCCGCGCTATTCCTGCTCTGCTTCAGCTTTGGCCTTAACTTCCGCCTTTGTGCCTTCTGCCTTTCCCTTCCCTTCTGCCTTTCCCTTCCCTTCTGCCTTTCCTTTCCCTTCTGCCTTTCCCTTCACTCCCTGCCAGGCTGCGATCTTGTCCGTATCGGAAACCCACACATTGTTGTCTTTTTTGGCGGGCAAACCCTGGATTAAAATCATATCCATTGCGGTTGATTCCGTAACGTCAAGATGTTGTTTAATCTCGTTTATTCCTGTTAGCTTCATTTTATCACCTCCTTTTTGAATTTAATATTTCCTACCATCTCCTCCCGCCTCCGCCGTTGGCTTCGCCGGGCAGGACAGGCTTTTTTTCTTCCTTTTTTTTCTTCTTCTTCGACCAGAACCGGATCCCTAAGATCTCGGCGGCGGCCAGGCCGTAGCCGGACACATCCCAGGCGTGGTTTGCCATGGAACTGCGGACCTGCCAGACGCCTTTTTCGTCCACGTATTCGGAAGTCATCTGCCGGGCCCAGTCATCGGACATTTCCGAGTGCATGTGCCAGGCTCCCGGGTCCGCCGGAGCGATTTCCAGGGTGTTTGCCAGCCTATTTTTGAAAAATGTCGTATTTACCCGGGCTAACTGGATACCGCCGGGAATCGGCTTGTTTGTGCCGGGATAAACGTCTATTTTCGACCAGACAACCGGCTGATTCATCCTCTGCTCGCCTTTGAGCGGAAATACACGTCCACGATTAAGACGGCACCAGTCATATACCTCGGACGTTCTATGGCCTGCTGAATCAATCACGCTTAACCTGACAAGGTATTTAACGCCGTCCGCGTCCATATAAACATTTTCAAAAAGTATTTCCTCTAATTGCGCAAAATTAGCCGCAAAACCATTACGAATCTGCCAGGATTCCTGGGTGAGACCGTAACCCCAGGCCCGGATCTCGTAAAAAAAACCGTTGTCCTGGGTATCGATGGAACCGGTAATGGCCGCCACCACATCGCCGGACGGGACCAGGCCTGCGGGCCTGTCGTCACGCAGGGCCATGATATGATCCTCGTCCCTATCCACCACATAATCGATCCAGGGGACGGCCTTGTGCCCGTTTTGAAAATCCTTGAGCCTGGTCTTATCTTTCAGACCTCTGAGAAATGCAGCCGCAACTTCGGATAAACCGACAAAAATCGACAGCCACGAAGGGATATGAAAGCCGATTTTCTGCGGCCGATGCTTTTTAAGATACTCAAACAGCTCAAGACCGGGTTGTTCATTCCACCATTCTTTTTGGGCCCGCCAATTATCCGGCCTGGCACGCCACTCACCGTTTTGCACGGCTTTATTCCGCAGATCGTCGTCCCACCGGCCCTGACATCCCGGGCACTCATACCAGGCCAGGTTTTCGCCCTGGACCCGCTCCGGATCCCGCTCGTCCTCCGGAAACTTGATCTGCTCGAAGGTCATCAGGTGAAAATGGCCGCAAAGCGGGCAGCGGACATGGTAATCAAACACGGCCTGGGACTCAACGGTAAGCGCCACCCAGATATAGCCGTTTTCCATGGTGGGGCTGGAGATCTTCCACTCCTTGTAATTCCACCGGTAGGTCCGGGTGCGCTTTTCCCCCAGGGAGATGGGATCAGCCTCTTTTTTGCCGGCGGTTTCGGGATATTTGTCCGTTTCATCGAAAATCAGATACCGGATCGGCTTGTTTGCCAGGCGTGCGGCGGATCTGGCCCACGCCATGTATATCGGCATGTGCTGCAGGTTGATCCGCATGGAAGACACATCGTCATCCACGCCGGTAAGATAGCCTCTGAGCCGTGCCGACGACTCGATCATGGGCCGGATTCGATCTCGGCTGTTGTCTCTGGCAGTCTGCTCATCGGGATAAACGTACAAAACCGGCCCGGGAGCACGATCCATGGCATAACCGATGCAGTTATTCACCATTTCCGACTTGGCCACCTGAGGAGCCGCACAAACGGTAATCACTCGCACGGATGAAAAAAAAGAGGCATCCATGACACCGGCAATATAAGGCGTCACTCTATTCTTCCACCGCCCGGGCAGTCCGCCGGTGGTAATCACTCGATGCCTCTCGCACCACTTAGAAACAGGTATCTGCCTCCGCTTGCGAAGCACCTTCTTCTCCGCCGCAGTAAAAGCTCCGGTATATTCCAGCTTTCCGGACTCCAAAAGCTGATCCGCCAGCAGGCCGTGCAGCCATGGTGGGGATTTTACATTGAATATTGTTGTTTGTTCTTTCACCTATCCTTCAATAATCACCTGAAAATTATCCAGACTCGCATACTCGTTCAGCGCCTCATCCAGCATTTTACCAAGCATTTCCTGGAGTATCGGCACCAGGGATGCATTTCCGGCAACGGCATCCACCAGATCACGGCATTCGGCCATGAATCTGTGACGCAACCCGGAATCTAAGGCACCGGCCCGGCCCGCAACCTCCATCTCGAATTCCGCCCTGGGGATAAACTTACCCTGGGCCACCGCCTGCCTGAAAGTGAGATCCGAAACCTGCGCCTCCAGCTTCTTAACCTCCATCTCGTTTTTTTTCTTCTGCAGCACCTGCAGCTCGGCATCGGAAATCTCCGCCGGTTTCTTTAATCCGGTAATTCTCACATATCGATCAATATCCTTTTCAAACACCGATCCGTCCGGCTGAATGCGAAGCAAACCGTCGGATGCGTCCTTATACAGCTTGGTCTTGCCGATCTTGAAGCCTTCCCGCCGCAGATGCTTCATCACCTCCAGCCGGTTTTTTACCGACATTTCCGGCTCCGGCTCCTGCAGTTCGGCCAGCATTTTGGATGCCTTTTCCAGTGCGGACAGATTCTCCGCCGTTGGATCCTTCTCCACTTTGGCCCGGGCTTCATCTTTTGCCTTTATTAATATGTCAATATCGTTTGTCATCACGGCAGATGTATCCTAATGGTGTCCTGATAAGTTTCTATTTCATTGATTTGGGTTCTCAGCCTGTGATTTTCTACTGTCATCTCGGCAACATGAATCTGCAGCCCCTTGATGTCATTTTGCAGCCGGATCAGCTCTGTGCCGTGCGCAAACAACATGGAATCAATACTGTTCCCACGCTTGACGCCACACCAGAAGGATAGTGGGATGGCCATGGCGATAAGCGCTGCGATGATTATGTGGTTATGTCTTTTCATAATGATTAGCAGGTTTCATTTTTTAATGTGTAATGATTAGCTGACCTGCCGACATCCATCAGGCCAAGCTGAGTCAAACTTCACGAACCGGAGCCGGCTTTCACACGGTCAGCGTCCAGCGGCTTATTATGAGCCTGATGGTGTATACAACCCCACATATTTTCTTCAAAATAAACATCGCAATTCATTTTAACATCATTTTTAAAATCAAGTATTTCTGTATATTTCATATTACGTTCTGGAATATGAGCAGAAATATAAAAGCCTGAACGAGCTTTTTTATTAAGGCATTGGCCCCAACATTTTTCAGTCGATACTTTAAAATTCCAATGTTTACACGTTCCACATTTTCTCATTTGGTGGCCTCATAATGATTTAGATCACAGTCGCCTGCTATAATACCTGCAATCTGTATGGTGGCTTCCATCTAACCGCCCACAAATCTCGCACCCGCCGAGCTGTGTAGCGTCCTGTGCATCGGTTATTATTTGCGTACTAACTTCATTGTACAGTTTATCAATTTTATTCTTATCAAGCACTACAATATAAATTCCTGGCATAGACAAATCAGAATAAGCTCCGTGCTTTTCTTTAATATATAAAAGCAATGATTTTACTTTCGGTAATAAATTTTCCATATTTATCTCCAAGCAAATAATGATTTAGTTAAGTAGTGCGATACCAACTGTGGCCACACTGTGAACAAAACCTTACCTGTCCGTTCATGTTTGATTTTAAATTTCATTTTTCCTCCTTTCAGTAGCCTATCGGCCTGTTGGCCACCAACTGCGACCGATAAAGATAGCTGTATAGCCGCATTGTATCCGCATGAAATGATTTCTGCACTGCCCGCTAATAATATTTCTCATAATTTTCAATATTTATCTCCGATCGTCTTTCTGTGTCCGCTGCATCTATGGGTTAGTTTCGTTATCGCTTTTATAAAAACAGCCTCTATTCCAACATATACCTTGCATAGACGAAATAGTTAAGAATTTTTGGTAGTGTTTGCATTTCTGACACAGCCAAGATTTACAGCCTATGTATTTTTTATTTTCTGACATTTAAACCTCCAATTTTCTCGCCGTCTGGTCAAGCGATAGGTTATCTGGGTAATAATAATATCCACAGCTACATTGAGACACACGAAAAAGAATGGTTCCGTGATTACAACGCTTTTCTACCGGACGGCCACAATGCCGACAATAAATCTCAACGGTGGGCAGGCAGTTGTTTGCTGGTGTGCCGTTGCCATAAAAATCTGATTTTGGACAAATAATATTCATAAAGATAATAATTTAGTTAAGTAGTGCGATACCAACTGTGGCCACACCGTGAACAATGTAAATCAGGTTCGGTTTCCCCGCACTCAGGGCATCGACTTTCCGCATCTACTTCAACGGCAGATTCTTTTTCTTGGACAATATATTTATTACGATCAAGCCAAAGTTCAAATTCGCCAAGGATACCTTCTATTCCATAATGTATAAAAGCTATCTGCAAGTCAATATCCTCTTCTTCAATCCACTTCTTAAACAAAACTTCTCCCATTTTCTTACCTCCTCTATGAAAAATAATATCATGTTTGTCTATTAAATTTTCCATAATCCATGAACAGGACACCCTCCTGTTGATTCGGAGAAGCAGCCCTTGCTGATACAATTACACCGACTTTTAGCGTCACGTGCAACGCCTGATTGAGATGCGTCCTGTATTGGTAATGTGACAATTCCGTAATTACCAACAACGTCATCATCTTCACTTAGGGTCCTATATCTTTTAAGAGCCACAAG